GGGTGCATTGTATTTAATATATAAATCTATGCAAACGGGTACGGTTGCTTTAACCGGTGCCCAAAAAGACCAGGTAAAGCAAACCCAGTTATTAAACGATCTAAATAAAACGGCTGCGGGCCACGCTACAAACCAAATTGCAAAAGTAAAACAATTGTTTGCTCGTAGGCGCGGGCCATAAAGGGGTTACCTTTTCTAACCGATATTGCACCGGTAGCATTATGCGCTTTTGCTTTTGCCGAAGCCGAATGTTTACGCCTAAAGCCGGCACGGTAAACATTGGTATCGTTATTTACAAAGTTGCCATACCAGCCTTTATTTACCCCTTTGGCGCGCCAGTAAAGATGGTGCAAACCGTTATTACTGTACGGTGGTGCTGTTGTTTCCGCCCGGTGGTTACCTGGAGGCTTTAGAGTTAGAAGGGCAAATACAAACACTGTTTGATGATACGCCTTTTAACTGGGAAACATCGCCAACTGATTTTGACGAAGATACACAAGTGGTAATTAGTGTTATAAGTTTTTCGATTACAGATTATTAACAAATAAAAACAAAACGATATGGCATTTATTAAAGGTAAAAACCTCCGTTTAAAATTTAACGACCTGTGGTTGCTGCATGCAACAACATGTGGGTTAAGCATCGCTTCTAAAACCGAAGAGGTGGCAACAAAAGATACCGATGGCGATGAGATACTATCATCCGGTTATGGTTACACCCTTAGCACAAGCGCCCTTATGGCTACCCTGCCAACCGGCGATACTACGCATGCGGTTACAGATTACCTGGTAGATGCGCAGCTGGATGAAACTTTGGTACCGTGGGAGTTTACAACAGGTGTTGCAGGCGATCGTGTTTACAGCGGCATGTGCCGTGTAACACAATCGGATATTGCGGCCGAAAACGGCTCTATTGCTACTACGGGCTTTTCGCTTGTGGGTTCGGGTAATATTACCCGTGGCGTAGTGCCAACGCCTTAATGGTGTAATTTATATATTAAAAGCCTCGCTGCATGGCGGGGCTTTATTTCCTTAAAAACCAATACTAAAAAAAAAATACTATAATGAATATTGAAATATACGGATATAGGAGTGAATTAAAATTCAACTTTAAAACATTCAGAATCCTTGCTGAAATGTGGGGCTTAAAAGGTGTGCAGGCGGTGTTTAATGAGTTTGCCGATATGGAGGGCCGAGAAATGGATGTGTTTGTAGATTTGATAGCAGCATCTATAAAAGCAAAAGGCAACGATGTTATTACGGTTGATGATGTGGGCGACTGGCTTTTAAAAAACACCGATAAAATAGGTGAACTTACTGTTTTGCTTACCGATATTTTACCGCAGCCAAATCCTGAAGAAGTTGAATCTGGGGGAAAGTCGATACCAACCCCGGAGCCGGTTCCAAAGAATTAACTTTTGATGATCTCGAAGAAACTGCGTTGGGCGAAATGGGTTTAACCCTCGATTATTTTTATAGCCTAACCCCGCGCCAGTTTTACAATGTGCTTACCGGTTACCGGCGTAAAGAATTTAAATATTACAAAAATGGTTGGGAGCAAACCCGGCAAATTATGTACACACTGCTTTTGCCGCACCAAAAAAAGGGCAGTACGCTAACCCCGCAAAAAGTAATGCTTTTGCCGTGGGATAACGATAACAATACGGATACAGAAAAATTAGATACCGCATTGCCGTCTGTAGAAGCTATAAAAGCACAACAGGCCGAATGGGCTGCAATAGATGCGTTGCGTGCAAAACAACAACGGGAAGCGCCTGGTACAACATAGTAGGTTGGTTTTTAAAGAGGGGAGAAAGGGTTAACGAAAGTTAGCCCTTTTTTTATGCTTTGGCCTAAACAAACGGAAAAACTTTCCCCTTTCGGGCTAAACGCTAAAGGTACTTTTATCAGATAAAATTACCGTACTATGGGTGGCAGTTTAGCTTCTATAAATATACTCTTTAAGGTTAACCTGAAGGATTTTAGCACAGAGTTGCAAAACTCTGTGCGCGAACTCCGTAAAACAGGCGAAGCTATGCAGCAGATAGGTAAAAGCATGTCGCTTTACTTAACGGCGCCTATTGCTTTGGCGGGTGCCGGGGTTATTAAATTAGCTTCAGATTTTGAAGAAAGCAACAACAAGGTTGCAGTAGCTTTTAAAGATAGCGCTAACGTAGTGCAGGATTTTGCTAAAACAACCTTAACCAGCTTTGGTATTGCCGAAGGCAGCGCCTTAGATATGGCGGCGCTGTTTGGCGATATGGCTACCAGTATGGGGTTACCACAGGCAGAGGCCGCAAAACTTGCAACCTCTTTAGTAGGGTTAGCGGGCGATTTAGCATCGTTTAAAAACATTGGTATAGACCAGGCAACAACGGCTCTTAACGGTGTTTTTACCGGTGAGACTGAAAGCCTTAAAATGCTTGGTATAGTAATGACAGAAGCTAACCTGGCGCAATTTGCGCTAAGCCGTGGCTTAACTAAAAACTTAAAAGATTTTACACAGGCCGAAAAGGTGCAATTGCGCTATGCTTATGTAATGCAGCAAACAACTAATGCCCAGGGCGATTTTACGCGTACAGGCGGTGGCGCTGCTAACCAAATGCGTGTGTTTCAGGAAACTTTAAAAGAACTGGGTGTGCAATTTGGGCAGGTTATTTTACCTGCTTTTACCCGCCTTATAAGCATCGTTAACCAGGCGTTAGCCAGTTTTAAAACCATAAGCCCGGAGGCTCGTAACTTTATTATAATTGCTGCGGGTATTGCGGCTGCAATAGGGCCGGCTGTCTATGCAATAGGTTCGTTGGTTAAAGCTTATGCGGCTTTAAAGATTGCTGCTGCAGTGGCTACGCAGGCTATTGGTACAAGTTTAATTTTTCTGGGTAATGCAATTGCGGTTTTACAGGCTAATGCAATTGCTATAACTGTGGTTTTGGGTGCATTGTATTTAATATATAAATCTATGCAAACGGGTACGGTTGCTTTAACCGGTGCCCAAAAAGACCAGGTAAAGCAAACCCAGTTATTAAACGATCTAAATAAAACGGCTGCGGGCTACGCTACAAACCAAATTGCAAAAGTAAAACAATTGTTTGCTGCTGGGCAAAACCTTAAACTGGATTATAAAGACAGGGCCAAAGCTATTGCCGACCTTAATAAAATTTCACCTGAATATTTTGGTAACCTTAGTGTAGAAACTATAAATACAGAAAAAGCTACTGCGGCCTTAGACTTGTATAATAAAGCACTTGTAAAGGGCGCGCTGGCAAAAGCAGCACAGGAAAAACTTGTAGAGGTTTTTAAAGAGCAAACCGATAAGCAGTTTATTCTTATAGATGGTAAGGATAAAATAAAAAAATTGGATGCCGATATTTTGGCAGGCACACAGGGGCAGGCGGCGGGTATAGCGCAGCTTCAAAAACAATCTGAAGCTTTAAATAAAATTAAAGTATCTAATCAAGTATTATCAGAAGGATCTGGTGATGATTTAGGTATTAAATATAGAGATACTGGATATGGTACTTTTAAAAATCAAGTACTAGATAAGTACACTAAAGCTAATAAACAATTAGCAGATGAGTATCAAGCAGGTAAGTTAGATGCTAATCAATTTTCACAAAAAGTAAGTCAATTAAAATCTGATTTTACAGGAGATTATCAAAAATTAAAAATAGCAGAAGCTAATAGTGTAGCTATTGAAGAAGCAGATAAAAAATATAGAGAAGCTAAACAAGCTGGTGCTAATCCTTTTATTTTAAACAAATTAGCTGAAGAAGGAGCACGTCTAAGAGCTAATCCTTGGGAAACAGAATATAAAGGAGCTCCTATTGGAGAGGTAGCTGATTTAGAAACTATTAAAAATAAATATGCTGATGGTTTTGAAAAACAAATATTATCTTCAGGAGCCGGTAGAAGAGATTCAAATGGTATGATTATTTATACAGATAAATCTGGTGTAACTAAACAGCGTATTATAGATTCTGTAAATTCTACTTTTGATGAAGATCCTATTTTAGGTTCTCAAACTAAAGAACAAACTAACAGATTTTTAAGAGACCGTGGGTTAGATTGGAATTCTGAAGTCACATTACAAGATGGTAGCAAAGTTAAAGCTGGTGATTATTATTATAATTCATTAAAGCAAGATTTTATTAATGGTGTTGTAGCTAAGGCTGAGAGTTCTGAACTTAAAAAACAAATTAAACAAGATTGGATTTTAAAAGATCAAATGCATGCTGCAGCTGAAGAGAAAAAAGCTACAGATGCTTTAAATTTAAAAGGTAATGCTATTGCTGGCTCTACTGTAGACATACTTGCTGGTGATAAAGATTTCCAAAATTTATCTAGTAAAGGCATTTTATCAGTAGCGCAAGATGGTAAAATAAATAT